CCAGTAGGATTGGTATTGGTCAGATCAAAACCACGTGTGTCGTTGGTTTCATTTTGATATCCCACCCATCCGGATCCGCCCTGTATCATGATGTCCACCTGATTGACCGTTGAATAATACCAGTATGTGCCATCTGCAGGATCTTGATTGGGTGCGGTAGCACTGGCTGTGTACACCAGAGGAACCCATCCACTGAGTTGCAGATATTCTTCTTGATTGTCCACATACACATTGCGGCAACCTGTGGTGCTGGTGGTGAACCCAGCATCACTTACCGCAGTGTCATTGCCAACATCTTGCAGCAAGATCACGCCGCCAATGCTTTGTGTGAGCACAATGGCACCAGTGCTGCTCACTGTGGCAACCACATTGGGCAAACCTGCTGAGCTCACAGCAGTGATAAATGCTGCTGCATCAGTTCCACTGATGGTGACCGTTACTGTTGAGCTCAACGTGGTAGAATTTGCTGTGCTTGTGGTGACGGTGAACTGATCGCCATTGGTGAATGTAGGTGTGCTGGTGCTACCAGTTACTATAGTGGCGCCTGCTGGATTGCGTTCAAACACCTGCAAGGTAAAGGTGCTGTTGTAAGGATATGCGCCCACACCACTTGCTGCTGGACTCACATTGTATTGTGTATAGGTTGTGCCCGCAGGAATGTTCTTGCCACCACCTGTGGCATCCAGTGCAGCATTGGCATACCAGTCATTTTCATATACCGGAGCAGCCTGTGCCACAAATTGACCCAATGGTGTGTTGTATTTTTCCACGATCATGGCAGTACCAAGATTTTGTGAAGTGGTCTTGTTCCAAACACTGCCGGTGGGGCGTGGTGTTGCATCAGTGGCTCTCCAACGAGGAAACACATAGTTTTGACTTTGTTGCAGGCCTGGTGCATAGTAAGTCTCATCTGCTGTGAGGCCTAGTGTGGTGAGCAATCCCGATGTTGATCCTACAGAACTGATCAAGATGATACCATCATCTGCTGTGGAACCATCGGCTGTGGCAGTGCTGTCTGCAAACAAACAAAGTTTGTTGTCAATCACGGCAGAATACACTCCAGTGATATTGGCACTATTGATAGCGGTACTGAGTCCTACTATGGTGTTGTTGGTTGATGCAGGCACTGCTACACTGGTACCATTGATCACAATGGTGTTACCCGCGGAGAGTGCTGTGGTCACTGCATTGGCACCTTGGATAGCAGCCCAGCTCAATTTCCAATCATCGCTGCCTACCAACACCCAGGTGTTGAACAAGCCGCTGAGAGTGGTGGAGTTGCCTGTTGCAGTCACTACTGCACCATTCTTGTAGTACACAGGATTGGCTGTGTTGGTGGCCACCACAGCGTAATCACCGATAGCACCGTAATCCTGTAGTGGCACGCCATTACTGAGTTCCGTCGTGGTAGTAATCACCGAAGGAACTACATTGCTGAATGCACCAGTGGTCTGATTCCATTGAAAGATACCCCACTGAGTGGCAGCAGTGTTCAACCAATATGTACCATTGTCGGGTTCACCTGTGGGGCGAACTAGAGTGGCTGTGAGTTCTGTAAGATCAATATCCACCCGTTGTACATAAGCACGATTGGTCACACCCAATGCAGAGTAAGCAGCCAACAGGCCGTATTCGTTGAGTTCGTAACCATTGATGGGTGTGCCTGCTGTGGTTTTGTAAAAGAATGGATTGCCAAATGTGGCTGAAAGATCACGCTGACTGGTGATCAAGTACAGGCGATTGGCAGTGACTGTTGTGGTACCTGCTGCTACTCCTACTCCTGAACCTGATACTTTGTTCTGTGCTGTGGCGATCAGGAAGTAAGGCACTGAATTTGTGGCTGCTGGAAGATACTGACTTTCGTCGATTACTGTGACCTGTACGCCAGGTGAAACTAATGGTGCTGTTGCCATGTTGGCTCCTTTAAAAACTGTTATAGATATTTATCGGATATGACCAAAACTCATGGTATTGCGATGCCCTTTGCCAAAGGTTTGTGGAATAAATACGCCATGAGACCCATGTGTACAGCCTGCAATCAACGTCTGGTAGCAGTGAACTATCGTCGAGACGATGTCACGCACTATCGCACCAGATGCGATCACTGCATACGTCGAAACAAAAAGATCCGGCCGCCGGAAGCACTGTGGAAAAAGGCAGGCTACAAGAAAAAACCCACCTGTGATCGCTGTGGATTCCGGCCTAGATATGCCAGCCAGACCTTGGTGTATCACATGGACGGCAACATGCGTAATGTTGCTCTAAACAATCTCAGGACGGTGTGCCTGAACTGTGTGGAGGAAGTCAGGCGGCTAGACGTTCCTTGGGTGCCAAATCCACTGCAAGCAGATCACTGAGTTGATCATATAACTCAGCCACGTTGCGATTGTTTTCTACCACATGATCAAAAGTAGTACCTGCCCAGCTGTATTCACTGGCATGTACGCCTTCTGAATCCAACCAACGCTGTGCTGCGCCATCACCATGATTGGCCTTGGCTGCAATGTCATACCAGTGCGGGATCATTCCACGTTGAACCCAGATCACCCTGCCGCCTTGATTTTTGATAGCAGCTACTTCGTTGCGGAATCTGCAATCTGAAATCACGATATTGTCTGAACTTTTTCGTAGTTTATTTTCCAAACTAGCAATCCAGATGTCTGTGTGGAAAGAATTTCTGCCCACTTCTGTTCCCCAATGTTGCAGAATCCAGCGTGGTGTTAGTTGTGGCATACCAAGTCGTTCGGCCCACCAAGGATCCACTTGTTCACGCCACTCTCGGGCGGATTTTGTGCGGCCTTCCAGCAGTTCTCGATCCCAACCAAACACTGCCGCCACAGCGTCTTTGAGTGTGGCTGCGAAACTATCACGACGAAAACCGTGAAAGTTCACAAGATAGTCAGCAGCGGTGTCTTTGCCTGCGCCGATAAATCCGCAGATTCCAATGATCATACCAGTTCCTTTATGTTTAGATGTTTGAGTGTGGCCTGTAACAGATCGATCTGGCGCCGGCAATCTTCAAGAGCATGATGGCTGGTTGGCGGTTTGCCCAGGCCAGGATATAGCGCATACACAGTTCTAGCATCTCTCACACGATAGTATTGCCAGGGCAACGGACGATGAAAACTCTTGTAGGCATGCTCAAGAATGTTCATGTCAAAAGTAGGACCGTTGGCCCAGATTGATTTTGATCGCCAGATCAGTCGACCCAGTTCTTCCAGTGCTGTGTCTAATGAGATACGATTGTCCGGGCCAAATGCTTCTTCTTGCGCTTCAGCAGGTTGAGTAGCCCACCAGTCGATGGTGCCCTGTTCGATGGTACGACCAGGTTGGCTGTCCGGGTCAATTCTGGCGTAGAATTGTTGCTTGTGATAGCCTGTGCCCAGTGGGTCAAATGTCTGGGCAGCGATGGTCAGGATACAGGCTTCTGGGCCCGTGCCTACCGTTTCAATATCAATCATTAGATCAGCCATGTGCTGATTATAGCACAGATCTCAGCCAATCACAAAGGTTAATGGCTGTGATCCATCAACATAATTCACCAATTGTGTAATTAACGAATCCATTTCAGCCTTGGCTTCGGATTTCATGGCAGTACCGTTTAATGTGCCGCCGCCATTGGGTCCGGCAATAGTGCCAAATTTCTCACGGGCTTCACCAATGATCATCTTGCTCACTGCCACCATGTAATCTCTGATCCATTGCTGGATCTGGAAATCGGCCAACAACTGAATCTCGGGCTTGAGATTGTATGTCCACAACAACACAACTTCGCCACCACCGGCTGGATTTCGGATGATTTGCAGTTTCTTTGTGACCGGATTCCAGGTGTAATTTAAGAATCCACCAAACATCCTAGCAGCCAATTCCACATACTGACTGTAGAAATCGTATGTGGCCAAGCCACCCGATTGATTGAAGTTGATCAGGTACACATTCATCTGTGCCTGGCTAAACGGATCAAAGTTTGAGCCCATGGGCCCTGATGCTATACCAAAGGTGCGTTTGAAGATCTGTCGCACACTCTGCACTTCCTGCGGCAAGGTGTAGATGTTTTGCTGGTTCACCAACTGCATGAAACTGTATGATTCTTCATACGCATTATTGGCCCGTTGACGGTAAGTGCCAATGGTCTTCTGGTATGCTGCTTCAAAGTGAGCCGGGTCCAGTTCAATGTCAATGATCTGGCTGCCCAGTTGCAGGCGCACATACTCAAAAAGATTATTTTTGAGTGTTACTAGGTCTATGGGTTGTTGTTCTTGCATCAGGGACTCCGTCCCTGATATTTAGCACATTACCAGACCTTGAGTATGATCAAGTTGTCGTTGCCACGCCCGTTCCATTGAGTCTCTGTGGTGCTTAACTCCTTGAAGATCTTGCGAGTTGCTGGCTTGCCCGCTGCCAACAGTGCTTTCAGGGTCTCTGCTGGCTTACGCAGGGTTTTTTGCGAGCTTGTGCCTGTGTCAAATCCAATCACAGCCGAACTCTTCACTGTGAAGTTGCCGCGATGTGCATCACCCACAACATGGATCAGTTTGCGTTTCACAGTGTCGTAGAGCCAGGCTTCTGTGGCATCTACCAGTTTCACAGCAGGCTCTGACACCAATTTGAGGTCTGGGAATGTCTTGAGATACTTGAACCGGGCTGTGACTTTTTCAGCACTCACTGCTTTCTTGGCACGCGGTTTGCGTTCCACTTTCTTGATCTGCACATAGTTGTTGCAGTCAGTGATCACTTGCTCGGCAAACTTTACCAGTTGCTTGAGCTGAGTTTTGGTAAAACGACCGTAGCCTTCCACCAACTGTGCATCCTTGCCTGCCACCACTGCTTCCAGTTCAGTCAAGTGACCTTTCCAGATCTGCTGGATCTGATGGATCAACTGCGGTGCTACATTGTGTCCACGGATGATGGTGATGGGTTGAAACTGTGCCGACATCTTGGCACCCGCGGCCACAAAGTCGTCAAACAAGCCTTCGATCTCGCCGGCACATTCCGAAGCTTTTTCTTTGAGACGATCTTGGATCGTGGGTCCAGCGGGTTTTGCTTCCACTGCTGCCACGGGTTCTGCTTGTTTTTCTGCCAACAGTTCCTGGATCAGATTGTCCAATCTGACCTGCTCTGTATCCGTGAGTTCCAGACCCATGGTGACCATCCTGCACAGCCAGCCTGTGGTGAGCCGCACTTGGCTGTCCGGCAGGGTGCGTATTCTGCGAGCATCTCGAGCACGATCGTGTGCATCCAGGTAACTTGCAATAAAGTCCTTGGCATCTTTTTTGCCGTAGAAGTAGTTGTACCAGCCAAACGCATTGCTGAATTTACTCACGCGATTGCTTGTGGGCTGCACACGCCACTCAGGTTCGTTGCCCACATACTTGGTGTCGGGACTGCGCGGGTTCAACGCTTTGACGTTGGCTTTTGCTGCTAGGGTTGCCATGGGATTCCTTTGCTGGTGTTTATGATGTAATTATAGCACATCATGCTTTTTTGGTCAAGTCCGCACACATAAGCACAAATGTCATGTCTGATTGTCTGCGGAACATGATGTAGTAGGGTGCGGATATGCTGTATCTTCGTTTTCCAAAATATGAGACCCAATCAGAGTGCAGGGCCGACCAGCCGCTGTTCAAACGACTTTTGCAGATTGATTCAATCTGATTGATTTTATCTTTATGATCCCACCAGCCCTCAAACCGTAGACCGGCTTCGTACCCGGCTTCTTTGTGCGGTTTGTATCTGCGATCTAGTTTTATCACTTTCATGCCAATATTATAACTGAAGCAGACTTTCCGGTCAACCTGCAAGCTGTTAAATAAAACATGCTTAAACCAAGTTTGATGATACATCGAGTCACAGATGACATATTCCAACATCCATTAGAAAAGTTTTTACTTACTTTTGACGACGGATTAGAAAGCCATTACAGGACATTCTCAAAATTCAAAGAAATACCCACACAGAAAATCTATTTTATAACATGCCAATGGGTGGGATGTCCTGGGTTCCTAACCGCAGAACAAATAAAATACATGAATTCATTTGAAGATGTCACCATTGGAGCGCATAGTTTTAACCATCAAGATCTTAGCAAAACTCAACTAACTTTAGAACAAATAATTGAATTCTTGGACCAAGATACTGCAAAAACATGCACATGGTTTCAAGAGACATTGGGGTTTACTCCAACCACATTCTGTTATCCATATAATAATTCTATGTACGGAATATATACTAAAATTTTACAAAAACACGGGTTTACTGAATTTTACGGTAGCGAAAGAATAGATGTTTCTTGGCTTACCAATCCCCCTGATTGGATAATTCCGCTGACATGGCACACGCCGTGCTTGCGGTAAATAACAGTTATGCCAAGACTCAGTCTATACCGTCCCAATCGCACCGCGGATTTCCGTTTTTTTGACCGCACAATTAGTGAAATGTACACAGTCGGCGGCGTGGACATGTATCTACACAAATATCTGGGCCCGCTCACCAACGACAATACCGGCAACAACGATGCCACCTTGCCCAAATACGACTCAACAAATCCGCTGTTTATCGAAGACCTGCTGCTGTTGGAAAATCGTGACCGAGCATACGACAATGATATCTATGTCATGCGTGGCATTTATCGACAACAGGATCTTGATTTTGATCTTACACAATTTGGCCTGTTCCTGAACAACGACACCTTGTTCATCACATTTCATTATAATGACATGATTGATACCATGGGTCGTAAACTCATGAACGGAGATGTGTTGGAACTGCCCAATCTCCGAGACTACAATCCTCTAGACAGTGCCATACCCAGAGCATTGCCCAAATGGTATGTGATCCAGGATGCGTCTTTTGCTGCTGAAGGTTTCAGTCAGACTTGGTTGCCTCACTTGTGGCGGGTGAAAGCCACACCCATGGTCAACAGTCAAGAATTCAATCAGATAACTAAACAGCCCTTTGAACCCATCAACATCTGGGATCCGGGCAATTTTTATCCAGGCGGTGTCACAGTGCTTTCGGGCGATACTTACTATACATCCAACAAAAATGTGCCACCGGGCACAGATATCAACAACACGGAATACTGGACCTTGGTTACCAATCCTACCACCATTGAAGATCAACAAAGCACACGACCAAGGAACTTGGAGATCAATGATGCTATACTTGCTCAGGCCGAAGCAGAAGTGCCCACATCAGGATTTGATGTTGTGAAATTTTTTATTGTTGCTACCAATCCGGATGGCTCACCGGCCAATCCCGAATCTGCCACATATACCGCAGACTACACCATTACCGATGCCAGCCGCACAGTGGCCAATCAAGGTATTACTCCCACTGGAGACGGATACACCGCAGGTTACTTGACTGGGGATGGAGTTGCGCCCAATGGCTTGCCGGTCACAGCCGGAGTTAATTTTCCACCCAATCCCATCGCTGGACAATTTGCGTTGAGATTGGATTACTTTCCCAATAGATTGTTCCGATTCAGTGGCAGAACCTGGGTCAAGATAGAAGGCAAGGTACGAACCAATCTCACACCGGGTTCAACCAACGATACTTTACGCTCCAGCTTTGTGAACAATACATACACAGTGAATACCACGGATCTTGGCAATGTACCTAGTCGTCAGAGTCTCAGTGAGGCTCTGGAACCCGATATGGCCAATGGTGATCAGGGCGGCAATCTGCCTCCTAATCCGTTTCCGCCCACACAACCTTTCCAGAAAAGCAGCTAAATGAGCCAAATGTTCTTTTATGACGAGCAAATTCGTCGCTATCTATTGCAGTTCACACGCATGTTCAGCTTGTTTGAAGTTGAATACGGGCGTGACGAACAGGGTACCACCGACCTAGTGCGTGTGCCCATACGCTATGGAGATGCCAGTAGAAATGCACAGACCATACTCAACCAGAATTCAGCCAACAGCTTGAATGCCACGCCCTTGATGACTTTCCACATCACTGGTCTCACTTATGATCGTGAACGCATGCAAGAGCCATATCATGTGAACAAGATGTTTGTGCGCCAACGCACTTGGGATCCGGGCACAGAAAGTTATGAAACCACACAAGGCAATGCGTTCCAAGTAGAACGACTCATGCCTGTGCCATACAAACTCACTGTGGCACTAGATATCTGGACTTCAAACACCAATCAGAAGATGCAGTTGTTTGAACAGATTGCCACGCTGTTTAACCCTGCATTGGAGATACAGGCCACAGACAATTATATTGATTGGACCAGCCTCAGTGTGTGTAATCTTGATGAAGTGCGATGGTCAAACAGGTCTGTTCCTCAAGGCACTGGCGACCCTATTGACATCATGACCATGACATTCAGCATGCCAATCTGGATCTCGTCACCGGCCAAGATCAAGAAACTGGGTGTGGTGGAGCGAGTGATTGCCAGCATATTTGATGCTCAGGGCGATACTGTGAATGCTATCAGCAACAATGACTTGTTGTTGGGCACCAGGGTCAAAGTCACACCCGGCGGATATCAAGTGCTACTGCTGGATAATCAGCTACAGGTACTGCAATCAAACCAACCGCCGGTTCAGCCAGATAGAGTAAGCCTAGACCCATTTGGGTTTCCTGTGTTAGAAAATCCTCAGATCACTTGGCCAGCCGTGATTGGCATGTATGGAGTATTGAGACCAGGGATCAGTTATATCACCCTGGCCGATCCCTGGGACCCTGACAATGAATCTCCGGTTGTGGGAACCATAGCAGTTAATCCTGCCGATGATCGATTGTTGATCTACAATATTGATCCGGACACTATGCCACAAAACACCCTGGCACCTGTGTATGCTGTGGTAAATCCACTGACTTCTGGTCCCAATGACGGACTAGACAGCAGCATCACCGGACAGAGATACTTGCTGAACGAAAGCACCGGCAGTGAGAGCAACTCAAGCAATCCATCAGCGTGGCTAGGAACCAACAACCAACCCTTGATCGCCAATGCCAACGATATCATTGAATTTGATGGGTCAAGATGGGTGATAGCATTCCACAGTGAGGGCACTACGGGTCCTCAATATGTGACAAATCTAACCACTGGCATCCAATACTACTGGGACGGTACCAAGTGGGCCAAGAGCATAGATGGTCTTTATCCCGGAGGCGAATGGACTCTTGTGTTGTGAAAGCAGTGGGTGTTTGGTTCTATTGCGTGAGAACACGCTGCTATCTTTATCTCTTACGCAATGATTCAAAATATCCCGACACCTGGGGCTTGGCCGGTGGCAAGGTAGAACCCAACGAGACCTTGATCACCGCTGTGGAGCGCGAATGCTCTGAAGAGTTGGGCAGCATGCCCGAGTACCAACAGTTGATACCCATTGAAATGTTCACATCAGCCGACGGAGGATTTGAATATCACACCTTTTGGTGCAGAGTGGGTCACGAATTCATTCCTGAACTCAATCATGAACATGTGGGCTATGCTTGGGTGCAAAGTGGAAGATTGCCAAGACCTCTACATCCGGGCTTGTGGAACACTGTGAATCTAGATGCTATCCAGAAAAAGATAGCAAGCCTAGAAATCACCTGCGTCTAGTCAAAGAAAAACATCTGCCACAATCGGCAGTTGTCATTGTTGTATCCAAAATAGTCTGTGGCCGAGTGCAAGTACCCAGCATTGAAGATCACCAAGCGATTGTACACATTGCCAAAGTTATCCACAGGCTCAAATATGGTTCTATCTAGATTCTGACTGCCAGGCCTGAAACATTTGGCAATGTCTGGGTGGCTGATGTGCCGAACATCTGTGCCTTTCAGTGCATGGGTACTTGTGCCGGATTGATACGGTGCGTTGGGTGTGAGATACAGCATGCCGGCCCACCGTTGTGGATCACAGTGATACACTAATGGTTCACCTTCTTGGCAAACTTGGAATCGGCCATTCATGCCATGTTCTTCCCACTTCTCAATTTTGCGATTCATGATGTATTCAAATTCTTCTTTCAATCCTGGGAACAAGAACTGCTGTCGAGTGCGGTTGCCTATGTAATACTTTCCAATACCACCTTGATCGTATTCTTGCTCCAAGGCCAACTTTCTGATGGCGTCAGGGTTTTGATAGAAGTTGTCTACTATCCACACACCCGGCTTGGGTTGAGAACTAAACAGATCAGATTTTTTTCGAGATATATGTACCGCAGGTGCTGACTTTGTTTCTACTAGTGGTGATTTAGGTAATCCACAAATCTTCAAGTTGTATTCAATGGCATCTTTGTATATCTGATGCATGACAAAGTTATCTCTTAGATGCACCATGATCTGACGACTTTGCTCAGCAAGACCCACATGCCATGACGCTACACCTTTCTGGAACAACAAACCGCAATAGCCCGGATACTGATCAGTGGCCACGGGTGTGAGATCAAAGTTGCCATAGGTGAGTCCCAACACCGCTGTGGTATAACTTTCCTGCCATTCACGATGTTTCTCGTACAATCTGCTTAACAAGAAATACGCCTCTGGTCGATTGGGGATCAGTGCAATGGC